TTGGCAATGTTCAACAAGGCGTGACGCTCAAAGGAATCAGTAATAGCCCGTGGTTTTATACATTTCCTCAAACATTAACATATAATTTTGCTGGAAATGAAATTAAAAATTTTTATTTTGATTTTTATAATTCTAGCGCGGATCAATCATATTTATTCCCAGAAGTTGAATTTACACTCAACAGCATTGGAAATTCAATGAGTATTTCGAACGCTAATGATTCAAATAGGGAATTTTTATTTAGTGGTGTATTGCCTGGGGAAACTATTACAGTTAATAATTTATTAAAAACAATTGTTAGTTCT